TCGCGTGGCTTTTGTCCTAAAGCAGTCGGACTCCTACACCTGGCCGGTGAGCATCAAGCTGCCGGCCAATGGTGGCAAAAGGGAGCGGCAGACCTTTGATGCGGAGTTCAAGCGGCTGCCGCAGAGCCGCATCAATGAGATTCAGGAACAGGTTCAGAAGCGCATTAAGGCTGCTGAACGCGGCGAGGATGCTTTAGAAGGCATCACTGATCAGAGCATTGCCGACGAAATCCTGGTGGGATGGGACGGCATCGTGGACGGCGACGGTGAGCCGGTGCCATTTAGCAAGGGCAGCAAGGCGCAGCTGTTGGATGTGCCCATGCTTGCTGGTGCATTGATCAGCGCTTACTTTGAGTCGCTGACGGAGCAGAAGAGAAAAAACTGATCGGGGCCGCTGAGCACTGGGTAGGTGGCACTGAGATTGACGACACAGCCAAGGATGCGGCTGTGCTTGGCATTGAACCACCACCTAGCAAGGCGGCCGCTGACTATGAGGTGACCCCAGAGGCATGGCCTGCTGTGCGCATGTTCCTCAAGGTTCAAACGCAATGGCGCGCTGATAGTGGCGCGATCATTGGTTTGGACTATTCAGCGGTGAGATGGGCGTTTGAGCTTTATGGCGCGGATAACCCAGCCGAGCTGCTGGCAGACTTGCAGATTATCGAGGCTACAGTGGTAGCAGCCGTCAACAAGCGCAAGAGCTGACCCATGGCGCTGGATATGACAACGGCCTTAACCATTAAGGCCAAGGTTGACGGATTGAACCAGATCCAAGGGCTTGATAAGGCGCTTGGCACAACGACCACTAAGGCCAACGGGCTTGCCGGCGCATTTGGCAAGCTGCGTGCTGCTGCTAGCTCAATGGTTGGCGTGCTGGGCGCCGCTGGCCTTGGGGCGGTCTTAAAGAGTTCGGTCGATACATTTAGCAAGTTTCAAGCTGAAACGAAGCTGTTGGAAAATGGATTAAAGAATGTCGGTGCGCAGGCTGGCGAGTTGGATCGCCTGCAAAAGATTGCAAGCAATTTGGGAGAGGCAACACTTTTTAATGAGGAAGATTTTAGAAAGGGCTTTGGCCTTTTGACCAGCTTCGGCAACATTGGCACTAGCAATTACGAGCGTGTCGCCAAGGCTGCTGCTGATGTGGCGCAAACAAGCGGCACTGATGTGAGCAGTGCATTTATGCAGCTAGCCAAAGCACTTAACGATCCCGTGGCCGGCCTCAGCGCTTTAAGTCGCTCAGGTATTCAATTCAGTGAATCGCAAAAAGAAGTCATTAAGCAGCTTGTTGAAACCGGACAAACTGCAAAAGCGCAAGAGCTGATTTTGGCTGAGCTTGAAAAGCAATACGGTGGTAACGCCGTTGCGGCTGCGCAAGGTCTGGCAGGTGCTTTTGATACCCTTGGCGAAAAGTTTTACGATCTACAAGTGGCCTTAGGCGACAACATCACCGTAGTGTTGCAGCCATTGATTGCCGGCCTGACTAGCTTGGTTGGCTTTATTACGAGTTTGCCGGAACCAGTGCAGACGTTGATTGTTGCGCTTGGTGGATTGGTTATCGGCTTGACTGCACTTGGCGGACTCATCGCCATTGGTGCGCCGATCTTTTCAGCATTGGCTGGACTTATTCCTATTCTTACCGGCATACCTGCGTTAATCGCCGGATGGGCTGGCGCTATTGGCCCGCTTGTAGCCGGTCTTGGCACATTGGGGCAGATACTAATTGGCGTATTCAGCGGCCCTGCCGGATGGGTAGCGCTGGCCGTTGCTGCTGGTGCTGCTATCTATGCTTTCCGCGACCAAATCGGCGCAGCGTTTCAAGCCATCGGCAAGTTCATCGCTGATGCGGCCATGGGCTTCAAAAACATATTTATTGATCCGGTTATTCAGCTTGGCCAGCAAGTGATTCAATTTTTTACGCAGTCATGGGCACAGCTTGCGCAGTATTTGCAACAGCCATTTGAACAGGCATGGCAATGGATTCAAACCAACTTCATCCAAGTGCTGCAAAACGCATTCCAGCAGTCGGTGCAATTTATTCAGAATGCATGGGCCAATATGCAGAACATCATTTCCAGCCCGTTCGTTGCTGCGGTGAACGTAGTCAAGGGTGCGCTTAATGGCATCATGATTGCGATTGAACGCGGTGTAAATGGAGCTGTAGATGCCATCAACCGTTTAATTGCTGCGGCCAATCGGTTGCCAGGCGTCAACATTCCACTAGCCACCCGCGTGAAACTCCCTCGTTTCGCAGAAGGTGGTGTCGTTACCGGCCCAACAATGGCGCTAGTGGGTGAAGGCGGTGAGCCTGAGTACATTGTGCCGCAGTCAAAAGCTGGCGCATTTGCCGCCAATTGGATGGCTGGCGTGCGTGGTCCATCTGCTATCCCGCGTTTTGCTGAGGGCGGCATGGTGGTACCTAGCGCCAACGTCAGTATTCAGACAGGCCCAGTCACGCAGATGAATGGCACCAACTACGTCACCACGCAAGATCTAAGCCGTGCAGTGCAAGCTGGTGTTAATCAAACGCTGAACCTGATTGCAGGTGATGGCACGATTCGCAGACAACTGGGGATTGCGTGATGGCTCAGTACGATCTCCTATGCTTCCTTGAGTATTACGCTGATCGCACTAGCGTATACGACATCAGCACCGGTAAACGCGCGCCAACACGCAGGTGGCAGAATTTCTACCAATCTGCGCAAGATCTGTCAGTAGTGGATTCTGATGTGCAAGGCAATTTTGTCTACATACCTTTTACCGCATCAGGTTTCACATTGCGAGCGGCCAATAGTATTGGCGATCTGTCAATTGAAATCGCAGCAACTGGCGATGTCGTTGATTTAACAGATACAGCCATAGGTGCTGGCACGCTTGTGATCGCATCGCTTTATTTGCAGGATGCTGGCGAGGATGCAATTGATGCTGCTAGCGCGACGTTGGTTAGCCGCTACATTGGCGGCATTGCTGGGGCACAAGTGAGCGATACTTCTGTGAGCTGGTCAGTTAGCCCAGTCGTTGATAAAAGCAAACCACAGATCCCTACGCGCAAGGTTGCATCTGATTTAATCGGGAGATTCACAGGACAATGACCAGATCAGACGTACAACAAAAGGCGGACTGGATGCAGTCCGAGCTGACGCGGCTAAATCCTGGTACCTCATGGGTGCAGAGAAAACTGCCAAACGGTTCTATAGAAATTGTGCGTGGCAACGCGCAAGATAAAACCAAGCCAAATCAATCGGCATCACAACGCGATAAATCCCCCTCAAATCGCAAAACGCCACAGGCAGATCTTGGCGCACAGCAGAAAATTGCTACGGCTGGCGAAACAGTGCCTATCGTATTTGCTAAGCGCGTTAGCAGTAAAGGCGGTGTATGGGTGCAGCCGTCTTTGGTGAAGGCTGGCTCTCAATCGTTTAAGGGTAGTTTTCTTTTCCCTGTTAGTCAGGGCGAAATTGTTAGCACGCCAGTCAAGATCTCAACATGGGTGGGTTTGCGGAATATTGCGCATCTTGCTGATCAAACGATCACACTGAGCCATATCTACAACAGCGCAGCCACCATAGCCGCGTCGCCAGGCACATGCCCTGTCATCGGCTCTGGTATGTATTGCGGCACTGATACATACTCATATCTTGCTGGTGGCCTTGGTGTTAGTGGCACATGGACGCATCGACAGGATTATTTGGCCAACAGTTACTGGGGACTGAGAACGCAAACCACAGGTGTTGGTGACACCAGTAACTCGATTATCAATGCATCAGTAGAGGTTTTTGATAATGTGACTGGCGCTGATTTAACAAGCGCCTACTATGCTGCGTTGGGCCTAAGCGTTGGCAGTAGTTTTGCTTTTAATGCTGTCTATGATGGTTCCGGCAACATTATTGGCGGTTACAACGCCGGCACGATTGTTGATACAATCGCACTAACTGGTTACGTCGCACCTAATGCTGGCTTTTGGTCAGGACTTGGATCATCTGGCAGCGTTACATTCACCTACACCGTTCAAGGCGTAAACGATCAGGCAAACCCATCACTTCCTGCCAGCACTGGCACATTGACTGGCGTTCGCTTTGAATATGTCGTTAGCAAATACGCTGACCCTGCCAGCACGCCATCGGCAGAC